CCGTTCCTTTTCTAACCCACAAAACACCTCGATCGCTCACGATCAGACGGAATCGAATTGATTGATCTTAAAACGGGAGAGATCATTTCAGATCAGGCTCAATCAGGATTAGGAGGTGTGCAAACACCCCGTATTCACTCCAAACTCAACGATTTGCCGTCTAAAGGTCAAGAAATGATTGACTTTGCAGCTTCTCTGTCGATCGAACTTATGGATTGGCAAAAGTTTGTTGCAATTCATGCTCATAAGGTCAAAGAAGATAATCGTTGGTTTACGACCGAAGTGGGATTGTGCCTCAGTCGCCAGAATGGAAAGAGCACATTGATGATGCTTAGAATTTTAACTGGCATGTTTGTTTGGGGTGAAGGATTACAGCTTGCATCAGCTCACAGATTAACTACATCACTTGAAACATTTAGACAGATTGTTGCTTTAATTGAACAACATCCAGAGCTTGAAAAAGAAGTAAAGAAAATCCGATGGCAACATGGAGCAGAAGAAATAGAATTATTTGGAAACAGACGGTTTGTTGTAAAAGCTGCAAACAATGCTGCTAGAGGGTTAAGTAAACCCGAAACGATTCATATGGATGAGTTGCGTGAATACAAAGATGAAGATGCTTGGTCATCTATGCGTTACTCCATGATGAGTGCTAAGAATCCGCAAGTTTGGGTTTATTCCTCAGCAGGAGATCAACATTCAGTTATTCTAAACAAATTGCGTGAGAGGGCGTTGGCATCAGCTACAACCAATGACCCGATTGGGTGGTTTGAGTGGAGTGCCGAACCAGATGCGCCGATCCACCTTCCGTCAGGCGACATCAATTGGTCTGCATTTGCTCAAGCCAACCCATCATTAGGAATAACAATTCATCCAGATAACATTTTAGCAGCAATTAATGATCCACCAGATATTGTCAGAACCGAATTGCTCACGCAATGGGTTGATACAATAAACAGCGCAATTGATCCGCAAAAATGGGCAATGTGTCAAATAGATCCAATACCACTAGATCCTGAACAACCTACTTGGCTTGGCTTGGATTTGTCGCCTGATCGTAAATTTGGGGCATTAGTAGCTGCCCAGCGATTATCTGGTGAGAGATTTTATGTGCAATTGCTTCACACTTGGTCAAATGATTACAGCTTGAATGATTTAGCAGTTGCCAACGACATCGCACCTTATGTTAGAAAATACAACACACAAACTGTTGCTTTCAGCAAAAGAACAAGCCAAGCAGTTGCATCAAGGTTAGTTCCTGCTGGAATTCAGGTAACTGACATGGATGGAGCCATTTATGCAGAAAGTTGCGACCGATGGCTTGGCGCTATAAATTCCCATCGTTTGCAGCATTCGGGGCAAGAGGAATTGACACAGCAAACCTTGTCAGCTGCAAAATTACCTTATGGTGATGGTTCGTGGATTATAGGAAGAAGGGCGAGCAGGGTCGCGGTTTGTGCCAGCGTTGCAACAGCATTAGTTTCATATTTTGCGACACAAGTTGAAACAGAGGTGGACATTCAAGTCGGATAATTTGTATTTATGGTATATTATGTGCTAATGGGATTATTCGACCGATTTACCGCCAAATCAAATCAACCAGATTCACAAGTTGATGTTGCCGCTTCACTTGCACCTTACAACGCACAACAATTAGTTGGCGGAATTTTATTTGGAACAACTACTGCAAGTCGTGAACAGTTTATGGCAATACCAGCAGGAGCACGCGCAAGAAATATAATTTGTTCAACAATCGGATCATTACCAATTGAACAATACAATCATTTTACAAATGAACATGTAAGACCAAATCGCGTCATTATGCAACCAGATCCAAGAGTTGCAGGTTCTGCAATTTATAGTTGGTTGGCGGAAGATTTACTCCTATTTGGGGTCGGTTATGGAATGGTGTTGGATTCCTATTCTTCAACCGATGCTTCAAGAATTAGAGCATGGACAAGAATTGCACCTAACAGAGTATTTGCATCGTTAAATGGTAATTCAACTGAAATTGAATATTACACAGTAGATGGAAAAAGAGTTCCACCATTTGGTATTGGTTCATTAATTGTATTTAACGGATTAGATGAAGGAATACTAAATCGCGCAGGTCGCACAATCAAAGCTGCTGCTGCATTAGAACAAGCTGCTGAAATGTATGCAAAAGAGCCAATGCCACAAATGGTTCTTAAATCGAATGGCACAAATTTAACACCAGAAAGAATTACTAAACTTCTTGAGAGTTGGAAAATTAGCAGGTCTATGCGAACTACGGCGTTTTTGAATGCTGATGTGGAATTGCAAGCATTAGGTTTTGATCCTGCTAAATTACAATTAAATGAAGCACGACAATATCTTGCTTTAGAAATCGCAAGAGCATCTGGTATTCCTGCATCATTTGTTTCTGCTGAAACTACCTCGATGACATACTCAAACACCTTAGCCGAAAGAAAAGCGCTTATTGATTTTAGCTTGAGATCGATTTTGACGAGCTTGGAGCAAAGACTTAGTTTTTCAGATTTCTGCCCTAACGGAATTGAAACAAGATTTGACATTGACGATTTCTTGCGTGGTTCTGCATTAGAGCGTGCGCAAGTTTATGAAATCCTAAACCGCATCGGTGCAATGAGCATTGAGCAAATCCAAGAAGAGGAGGACTTAATCCGATGAAGATTAATTTCCCAATAGAAATAACAGCTGCTGATACAAATAAGCGAACGATTTCTGGAAAGATCGTAACTTGGGAAGAAACAGGTTCGACTAGCGCAGGATTAACAGTATTTGAAAAAGACAGCATTGATTTCTCAAAGCCTGTCAAATTATTGCTCGAGCATGAAAGAACAAAGCCACTTGGAAAACTTGTTGATATAACTGCAACAGATACAGGCTTAGAGGCAACTTTTCGTTTGGCTAAGACATTTTCAGCCGATGATGCACTTGAAGAAGCAGCAACTGGATTACGCGATGGATTTAGCGTGGGTGTAAAAATTAATGAATGGAAAAATGAAGAAGGCGTGCTAAGAATTAAATCAAGCACACTTCAAGAAGTTTCACTTGTAACAGATCCAGCAATTGACAGCGCAAGAGTCGCTGAGGTTGCAGCTAGTGAAACACCAGAGAATTCCGAAGCAACCGCTGAGGAAACCACAACAAAGGAGAACAAAGTGTCAGAAATTACTTCTGAGGCTCCTATCGCAACCGAAGCGGTAGAAGCGACACAGGCTCCAGTTGTAACAGCCAACTACATGGCATACACAAAGCCACGCGTTGATACAAATGTTACAGCAGGACAATATGTAGGCGCACAAATTCGTGCTCTTAACGGCGATTCAGATGCACGCGACTTAGTTGCTGCATTGCAAATTTCAACTGTTTCTGAGAATACAGGAATGGTTCCACCAAATTATCTACGCGATGTAATTGGCGTAATTGATTCATCACGCCCATTCATTAACAGCATCGAGCGTGCGCCACTTCCTGCTTCTGGCATGAAGGTTTTCACACCTAAGTTAGGTGCTCAAGCAGCGGTTGCATTAACAGCTGAGGGTGCAGAGTTTGGTTCAGTTGATACAGTTGTAACTTTCCAAGAAGATAACATTGTTAAGTTTGCAGGAGCAAATGTAATAAATGTTGAACTTCTAGATCGTTCAGACCCAAGTTTCCTAGATTTATTAGTTCGTGAACTAGCTGCATCATACGCACAAAAGACAGATGAGTATGCAGCAAAGATTGCAGCTGATGGATCATCAGATTCAACAGGAACAACAGTTTATACAGCAATTGCAAAAGGTATTGCTGATTCATTTGGCGTAATGCGTCAAACACCAAACAACCTATTGGTTGCAACATCTGGCGGAAATGATGGAATTGATTTCTCTGGATTACTTGGTGCAGTTGATGGATCAAACCGTCCTCTATTCGCAGCAGCAGCTCCACAAAATGCAGCTGGTTTAATTTCACAAGGTTCAACAGCAGGAACAGTTGCTGGTCTTAATCTTGTTGTAGATCCAAACTACACAGGCGGAACTGCTGGAGTTAAGGTTGGTCTTGTTTATCCAACTATGGCAATGCGATTCCACGAGAGTGGCACTTTTGAACTTCGTGCCAATATCGTTGCTAACGGTCGTGTTGAGATTGGTCTTTACGGATATGTTGCAGTAGTTAATCGCTACCCAACAGCATTCCGCGCACTACAGATCTGATTTAACTGAGTGCCTGAGGTTGCTCCCGATCTCAGGCATCCATTAATGGGAGTCTAAGAGAGGAATTTATGCCAACAATTATCACCGCAACCCAGTTGCGTTCCGTATTGGGTGTAAGTTCCTCTCTTTACGATGACACTTATCTTAATCAAATTATTGACACAGCAGAAACAGTTATTCTGCCAATGCTAGTTACTTTCAAAGCACCAATTCAAAAAGTATCGCTGACAGATAATGTCGCTACTTTCACTACACTAGGAATACATGAATTCACCGAAGGACAAACAGTCATTATCACAGGATGCGGAAGCCCTTACAACGGAACAAGAGTTGTGCTGGCAGATAATCTTGGAGAATATACCTTTTCACAATCGATCACTAATGCCAATTTACTCGAGGCTAATGTCATCCCATCCGGAACTGCTGCCCTTTCTGGCGGATCAACTTATGTTGGAAATGCAGCTGTTCAATCAGCCGTCTACACAGTTTCAGTCAATGTCTTCCAAGCAAGACTTTCAAGCGGAGGACAAATAGAAGGAGTTGATTTTGCAGTTACGCCTTTCAAAATGGGTAGATCACTTTTCAATACCTGTGTTGGTTTATTAGGATCTTATATGGATACCGAAAGCATGGCTCTGTAAATGGCTAACCAAACAATTCTTGAACAAGTTAGAACACCATTAGCAACTGCTTTATCAAGTGTTGCAGGAAATGTTTACGCTTTTGTTCCAGAGTCGGTAGTTCCTCCAGCTGTGGTATGCGTTCCAGATTCGCCCTATCTTGAATTTGAAACAATTAGCAAATCAAACATTCGCGCTAAAATTAACATGACCATCACAGTTGCAGTTGCTTACAATAGCAATCCAGCATCGCTCGACAATATCGAGCAATTAATAATAAGTGTTCTGGCAGTAATTCCAAATGGATACATTGTCAGTTCGGTCGAAAGACCAACAGTAACAACAGTTGGAGCATCAACGCTGCTAATTGCAGATGTTCGAGTTTCTACCTACTACACAAGAACAATATAAGGAGCAATCATGGCAACCCAAGTTATTACTGGTCGTGATATTAATTTGTCTTTTT